ATCATAGAAAAACCCGTACCTGTTATAGAGTACGTTGATAGGTGGCGCACAGACACCGTTAGATTCGTTTCTAAGGAGTTTGTTACCATTAGGGATACAATTACCTCAGAGATAATAGTTAATCGATTAGATACGCTCTTTTTAGTTGACACCGTTAGCATCGTTGAGGCTTGGCTGACTGAGATAGCAAAATATGACACAACGATAGATAATAAGTCATCTACATTGTCTCTTTCTTGGCAGAACTACCAGAACAGAACTGAGAATCTAAGGGTAACATACACTCCAAAGAAGGCTCCATTAAGGTGGGCATTGGGAGTACACGGAAATGCAGGTCTTTTAAGTAACTTCAAGGATAGCTACGTTCCTCTTATGGGCGTTGGTCTACAAGCTACTGTTAATAAGGGATACTACGGTATTGACTACGGGTTTAATGGTGATCACTACATCGGTGTAAGGGTCGGTAGGAACGTCATCTCAAGATAGTTCGTATCTTTGAGTGTATGAGAGCATCCACATTCATTTGCACAAACATAGACGAGATTGAAAGAGTTAGAGTAGAGAATGACAATCTTGGATTGCCTGTTCCTCAACGTGTTCCTGACCCCGAATACAGAGAAGAGATTGCTTGGTTTCACCCAGATGATGTTCAACGAGCTTACACTAAAACAATCAACAGTTATTGCGCTGCCGTTCTTACGATGGCTGGTGGAGATGTTATAGCGGTTAAGATGTCTAGTGAAATTGAAAATATGCTAGATTCTATGTTTAGCGTTTTTCCTTAGTAAATCTATGGCTTCAAAATCTTTACCAATCATATCTGCCGGAGAAACTCCAAAAATTTTAGAAAAAAAACAAATTTCAACTAGTGTAGGATAGGTTGCGTGAAGCCTTGCAAACTCAGACATCCTTTCATCACGAAATTTAAAACCTACTTCATTAACGTGTCTAAACGCATCTCTTTGCGTTATTCCGTGTTTCTTACAAAGAAATCTAAAGTTTTTCACGAATAGCTTTCCAATATTTTCAGCTTGATCGTATACCTTATTTGCCCATTGAGTTGACTCAGATTGCATTTTAGCATACATTTCATCGGTAACCCTTGTCTTATATCTTAAACGCTTGTCTTTTTTCATTGTAGTAAAATAAAAAGCCCCATCATTACGACAGGGCTTCTTAATTAATTGATATTCAGATACTTAAAACGGCAAGTCATCTTCTTCACCTGCCACTACTGTTGCTGGTTGAGTTGACTTCTTTTCTGTTCCACCAAGCATAGTCATATTAAACGCCTTTATCTCGGTAGTGTATCTGTCGTTACCTTCCTTATCTTGCCATTTCCTTGTGGTAATACTTCCCTCTATGTATAGCTTGTCTCCTTTCTTGACATACTTCTCAACGATGTCTACAAGCTTTCCGTAAATAACGATGTTGTGCCATTCTGTTTTTTCCTGGCGGTCACCGTTCTTGTCCTTGTACCTTTCAGACGTTGCCATTACCATGTTGGCAACTTTTCCGTTTGTTAATTCTTTGACCTCTGGGTCTTTACCTACGTTTCCTACTAAGATTACTTTGTTTACTGAACTCATTTTACTTCGATTTATTTAACTGATTTTCTGATTATATTTTCCGTAGCCTTGTCGATGTCGTACATCTCAAGTGCTTTATCTATTGATCCTTTAGGCGAGTCAATCCATTTAAGTAGTTTGTTGTACTCAGCAGTACCTGCCGTTACCTTTTTCTTTGCTCCTGCCTTCTTCTCTACGGTGGTTGTCTTCCTTGGTTTTGTAGTGGAGTGAGTGTTTGTTACGTCAGGATCTTTGTTATCGTCAATTAGCAGCAGACCGTTCAAAGCGTACTTACGAGCATATGATGAAGACGCTCCAAAACATTGCCCTAGGCTCATACCCTTTTGATTAGGGTCAATACCTGCTTGAGCCTTGGATGAAACAAATACATCTGACTTCTTTGCATCAGAAACTGTAGCTGTAGCTTGGGTGTACATTACCCCACATATTTCATGCACCTCATCCGTAAGGTTAAGTATAAGACCATGCTTGTCCATTAGGGGCTTAACAGCCTCAAGAATGTCCTCGCAGTTCCGGTAATTATATCCTCCAAATTTGTTTTTTTGCCCCTTGGGAGCCTTCAATTCTTTCTGTAGCTTCACTAACTTTTCCATTGCACTAAAGTATACTTATTATAGGATATATCCTATTTCTTTGTCAATTTTTTCAAGTTCCACACCTATTACAAACTCGTCTGGCTTAGTGATTCTTACGTCTAACATCTTGGTATTATTATTGGCTCGTTGGTAGTACCTTATGTAGCCATTTGCAGGAAACTCAATCTTTTCTACAGATTCCTTTCTGAACTCATTCTTTATTTTGTTTTCTAAACCACGTTTTTCTTTCTCAAGTTGTTTTATCATTGACTTTACTGTCTGAAGATGTTTGCATTGAGTTAGCAGTTCATCATCTCCTTGCATTATCTCTTGCTCTACCTCGTGTGTTTCTGATATGAATGTTGAGTAGTTCTCGTTATCGTTAGGTTCAGGTTCAAGTTGTTGAATAACACCCATCCAATCCTCGTGCAAATCAAAGTCAGCAAGGTCTTTAGCTTGTTCGGCTTCAATAAGTGCTTGTCTTCCTTGAAGAACACGCTTCCAGAATTCGTAAGTACATTGGGTTATCATCTCAATGATTTCCTCGTTTCGTTCTATTGGAAACACCTTGAATCCTCTTCCGTCAATCAATACGGCAATCTCAGCATAGTCGCACTCCATTATCATCATCTGCTGGTGGACTTGTATTACATACATGTCGGGAACGCCATCGTATTTCTTGTAGACAAATCCATTCATGGTCTTTATCTCTAACGGACAAGGTTTAGTGGTTATCTCGTCAGATAATGTTCCATCATCGTTTAGTTTACGTGAACCCTTTTCAATAACTCTGTCTAGGTTACAGTACAAGTGTGGATACTTAGGGTTCTGTACGAATCCTACAAGATGATCAGCTTGACGAATAATATTTCCACTCTCAAAATGCTCCATATATCCTTCATCAGTACCATCGTAATACTTCCAAAGGTTAGCCACATACTCTTCTTGATGTATGCCGTGAAATGCAGGTGGAGACATAAAGTTTTCTGACTCCATAGTACCTACCTTCTCGTGGTACAACTGCATTGGTGTTGGTTTATAAGGACTCAGCCCACATACAATCGCAGCAGACGATGCTCCTAATCCGTTCTTCCTAAACTCAAACCACTCAGGGGTTCTGTCTTTAATTTCTGTTACCCATTCTTTCTTAATCATACTTTGTAGGTTGTATAGGTTACTGTTATCTCTTCACCAGGATTTATGTCTCTTAGTGTATGCAAGTAGTTTCTAAGAGGAAACCCATAGGTTGTCTTATTCTCTTTTTTCAGAATGCAATTCGGGGTGTCAGAGTGATTTATATACCCTCCTAATGGTGTACGTATTAGGCTATCATCAAACCGCACATCAGAAACGTGGGTTACACCAAGACAGACATCTTTTTTTATTTCATCTGTTGAGAATAACCCTAACCCTTCAATCTCTGATTCTTTGATTGTAAGGCATTCCGGTAATGGTCTGTAAGTTTTTTTCATTGTTTAAATTTAGTTTGGGTGTCCGTAATCTATTTATGGTCTGCGTATTTCCATTTAAAACCACCTGCTGTTTTTTGCTTCCCATTGCAAGCTGCCCAAATACCAGAATGGCGAATACTTGTTTCTCTTTCTGCATAGCTCTGAGAATGGTAAACCTCCAATTCTACTTCATTTAAATCCATTTTGACAACTGCTTTATTTGCCTTATTATTTATACCATTTTTTCTGTCTTCATTACTCTTTATTCTGTTTTCCTTCCATGTCATTACTTGTATATTGTCAAGTGAGTATCCTTTATAGTCATCAATCCTATCCACTGAAGGAACAAGTGAATTTTCATACCCACTCTCAACCCATTCCGAGTGGAGATTTATATACTTTTTATTACTGAGTAGAAAATCAACAAGATCTTGCTTTGCGTAAGCTGGTGGATGATACCCTCTTCTTTTGCTTGATAGCTTTTGATGATTGTATATAGCTATTGCATTTCCTATTAATGTTCGTCTATATTTTTTTATAGATTTACTAGCACAGTTTTTGCAGTAAGAGGTCTTCCCTTGTTTCATCTTTTTGTTGTTGTGAAATTCTTCAAGAGGCTTTACTTCTTTGCATTTAGCGCATTTTTTCATAATATTATTTTAAAATGGAACTTCTTCTTCGTTATCATTGTAAGGTAGTCTTGCGTTAATCATAGCTTTACTGTTAGGAACGGTGTATGCATTCTCCTCTCTCTCTAATGGATTAAGGTCATCGTCATAGAATCGACCTTTCATCACATCGTATGTAAGAGTAGCTTCCCCTGTAGTTCCATTCAGTTCTTTTTTCTTAATCTTCTGAGATATAAACAGAGATGTAGAGTCTTGTGGTTGTGAGTTGTAGTATGGTCGATGGAACATTATTATGTTATCAGCCTTGTTATTCCACATCGCACCACCAGCGAAGTCGTAAACTCTTGGGGTCTTGTAGTCTCCTGTACGCTCATCCTTCTGTATGGAACTGTTAGGGTGTGCCACAATTACCATGTACACGTTATTCTCTAGGGCAAACTTCTTCTGTACTCTGAAGAAATCCTCAAGAAACTGATCGTCACGCATTCTTGTACTTCGGTCACGGTATATCGCATTAAAAGGGTCAATCATACACCCATCGATGTTGTGCTTAATCATTGTCTCAACAAACTTTATGTTGATGTAATCTTGACTTGGCATCTCCTTCTCTGGGTAAATAAAGAAAAACTTGTCGTTAATCTTTTTAGCCGCCTTACGATATTCATCCTCAGACATTTGGTTCTGGTGATGCTTGTATGGTGACTTTCCTACCATAGCGTGAATCAATTGATTGTAGAAGAACTTAGGTGGATACTGCTCTGGTGAGAATATCGCCCACTTGTAACCATCCATCAATGACTTCATCAGCATTAGCTGTAGCATCATCGTAGACTTCCCGAAGTTTCCTATACCTCCTACAATCGTTATCTCACCACGCATCCATCTAAACCTTTCGTCAATCCCTGGAAAGTGCGTTGTCTCACCTTTCTGATTTCCAGAGTGAAAGTCCTTGAGCATGTCATCAAAGATGTCGTTAAGATATATCACATCCTCAAGTGGTCCATCTAGAGACTCAAGTTTCTCCTCTATGCTTTCCCTAGTGACTGTATGTATGAGCCTATCATCCTCAGTAAACTCAGCGGTATTAAAGTCTGAAATGTAGTTTCGGTAGACAGAGTTAAGAATCACATCAAGTTCCTTAACCGTAAACGAGCCTCCGCAGAAATCTCCAATCATAGAGTCGCGTATTTCATCTTTGGCAAGACCAAACCTCAGACATCCACAAGTAAGCTTGAATACAAAGTTATTACGGTTACCCTCAAAGAATCCTTCTCCCTTGTTAATCATCCACTTCTTTAGCCTCTCGTATACTTCATTGTTCGTAGTCACCTTGATAAGCGTAGACTCGTACACCTTTTCAACGAACTTATCGTATACTTCCCACTTCCTTGCAACGTAAATCTTAGGGTCATAAGACTCAAAACATACACGACTAAGATTTCTACCTGTAGGGTCAAGGTCTTTAAAGTCCTCAAGCATAGCATCAAAGTGTTCTAAATGCCTCTCAGGTTCTGACACTTGAACTAAAGCCTTAACGCCATTACCGCTTGGAGACACCCAACATGCAACTACATGTTTGTTCTTCTTTAGTTCATCTCTCTTATCAGAAATATTGCAATGGTCAAAGTCCAAGCATATCAAACCCGTGTATGAGATTATGTTGTTGTCGTTGCGTGATTTGAATACTCCCGAAAACAATGGCGATGGCAAACTCTTCTTAACACTATCCCGTTCTTTCCCGGTTCCTAGTCTCCTTATCTGCTCAACCTTATCCTTACTCTTCCCGTTCTTGATTCGTTTAAGAGCTTGTCCTACAGTTATCACATGAGAGGAATCTACATCAAACAGGCTTTCATATATGCTTATTTTCCTTGTAAATATTTCCTTCATTTAGTTGCTCTGTGTTTCCAGCCATCACCTTCATTGTGGTATGATGGGTTCATTTTCATAATCTTCCTTACATAATCATCACCCTCTGACTTAGCTTCCCTCTCATATAAGCTGACAGGATTAGTGCCCCGCACAATATCATAAGCCTCAGACATATCAACGTATCTCCAACCTGGTTCTAAGATAGGAACATTTACATCACGCTTCTGGGCATCTTTTAGCCACACATGAGTTAATTTTAATTTCCAATTCTTAACTGTGTTACCATTCTTGTCTCTCCATAATCTTGCATTTGATGGGGTAAGTTTTTGGTAGTGATTAAAGAACTGCTCGGCAAGAGATTGCTCATAACCCTTGTCAACAACATAGGCTATAACTTCTTCAATTGTGGGGATTCCTTTTTCCTTTTTATCTGTTTTATCTTTTTCCCTTTTCTTATTGTGTGCCTCTAGCGTACCCTCTTGTGTCTGCTCTTGCGTACTCCCTTGTGTATCCCCTTGCGTTTCCAAAGAGTAATCTATTGGCTCGTAACTATCGTAGTTACAGACAGTTAGGAGTGTAGTTGATTGTTTCCCTTTTCCAATAGTTTCCTTAGTTATCAATCCATCTGATTCAAGCATCTGAAAGAACTTAGTTACTGACTTTGTTCCTGTCTTAAAAATGTTCGCCCAAGTCCTAATACTGTTAGAAGATTGACCCTTGTTAATACGGTATACCTTATACCCCAAAGACATCTTACTGTCTGTGTAATTGACCTCCATCAGCAGCGTAAGCCACCACTTTAATTTCTTCTCATCAGACCATAGCCAGTGGTCGGCTATGGTCCTGTCTATTTTAATCCACCCCATCATCTTCCTTGTCAATGAGATTGTTAATGTCGCATTGGATTTCAATCTCCCTCAGTAGTCTAGAACTATTAACAACCGAACCTACTGCGTCTATAAAATCTACAGATGCCTTAACGACATCCTCGTCTTGTTTGTTCTCACTTCCGGTAGCTATAATTGCCGTTGATAGGGCTAGAAATATACCTTGTAAAGGAGTTCCATCTGATATTTTGTCACTACCAATCTCAAACATATTCTGCACTACTAGGTTTAACCTTTCGTTTAATTCTTTTTCTTCCATTTTAATTTACTTTAATCATTATGTATATTAATATTACTGTTGTTACGTTCATCATAAACCACATTGGGAACAGATATTTCTTAAGCATAAGCGTGTTACGCTTGTCTAATCTTCTAAGTTGGTATCGTTTCATCTTCTTTGTTTTGTTTTTTGTATTCCTGAAGCGTACCCAACAATACGTTGATGGTTGTTTGTGTATCATTAGCCATAGCTTCATAGCCCCTATTCATAGCTTTTTCCTTAGCTTTTTCAAGGTGCTTAATGTTCTTTTTGATAATCTCTTCAAGTGTTTTCATCTTCTTTGTTTTGGTTTAATTCATCTTGAATAAGTTCCTCATACTCTCCTTCTGTAGGCTTATAGAATGACAAAGACCTTTCTTCCGAATCCCAAGAGACTCTGTATCCCAGGCTGTTTAGTATAGGAAATATTTTGTTCTCACGAAAATTTTGGTCAAATTTAATGATGTCAGAGATTGTTTTATCTGCGTGAAGAACCGTTGCATGATCTCTATTAAATAGTTCTCCAACAGCACCAGAGGTTATGTCTCTTCTAATGTTTCTTAATAACCACATCAGAACCTGTCTTGGCTCCAGAAACTCCCTCTTTCTACACTTAGCCCTTAATTGCTCAAAAGATTTACCGTAATGATTCTCTACAGTTTTAATCAATGTCTTGACTTCTATCCTAACCTTACCCATTGACCTACCAAATAGTGCCATCTCCCTCATAAGAACTGCCTCTTGAAGTTTGTCTAGGTGTTCGTTTGATATACTGTTTAGAATCTCAGAGTATCTTTCGTTTACTACTTTGTATGGGTAATCTTTGTTTACTTCTTTTTTCATGTTATACTAATTCATGTTTTTTAATTCTTACTGCTTTCTTTACTAACTCATCACCTATATGACCAGCTAATTCAGCGTACCTTATTGCCGAATACAACTGGTCGATGTTGTCACAAGTGTATATAACTTTAAGTGTTCTGCTTATCATTCATTGTCTTTTTTTATCTATTTCAATTAGTATGTCATTATTGTAGAAGAATGTATCTCCGTACTCTACATCGTATTTTTCAGGATCTAAACCTAACAATATCATAGCGGCATCAAATCCTCTTTCGTAGTTTTCAACTTGAAGTTGCATTTTTCTTTTCCCTTTAGGCAGTGTGCTTTTGTGAGTGTCTGCCAATCTGATTGTAAATGTGTGTGTCATGTTTTTAAAGTTTCCAGTATAAGTAATTAATTAGTTTAACTATAAGACCTACAAACCATCCTAGGATATAACTGAATGGTATGCTAAGTATCGCTATTAAAAATAGCTGGTGTGATTTATTCATTTATTCATTTATTAATCTGTTTACAGTTGTTTTATGATACTTCTTGCCCGAAGAAGAAAGATACCCGTTGTCATTTAACTTATTAGCAATGTCTTGAAGTTTCATCCCTTGCCTCCTAAGTTCAATAGCGTATGGTCTAGCATATTTTTTATTCAGATTTACGTCTGATATTTTCTTTCTAGTAGCCACGCTATTGTTTATAGCAGAATTAGGGAAACCTCCATTACCGCCTAGTCTATGAATCTTATTACCAGCCTTGCTTACATAGAACCCATCTGTCTTTATCTTGTTCTTGATAGATTTAAGTGCAGATTTAGTTCTGTCGCTTATAAGCTGCGCCTCGTTTTCAGCCATTGCAGCCATGATATGTATGGTAAACTTGTTGGCATCTGGCATATCACAACATATAAAATCAATGCCCGACTTACTTAGGCTTGATACAAAGTGAACATCCCTTGCCAACCTATCTATCTTGGCTATGACTAGTTTAGATCCTGTCTTTATACAAAGGTCTACTGCTTGTTGAAGAATTGGTCTTACCCTTTTGCTTGTACCAGTTTCAATTTCAGTAAACTCTTTAATTAAAGAACCTTTATTTTCAACGTAAGACTTAACCATCCTACGTTGAGCCTCAAGACCAAGACCAGAGTCACCTTGTTTTGTGGTTGAAACTCTGTAATAAGATATATATTCCTCCATTATTAATTATATTTACAGTGGCTAAATTACATTATAATAGTTATTAACAAACTATAAGTTTTAAATTAAAAGGTGATCCTGATAAATCATAATCAAACGTGTAACCTATAGCTTTACACCTTGCTTGGAATATCACAAGGTCGGGATAATCAAGCCCCGTTAAAGACTTTTCTTCCATCTCAGATGTAATAGCCTTTAACTCTTCCGGTTGATTTTGGTAATCTTCAAATAGGTCAGTCATTGTTTTTTTCATCTCTGTAGGTTTACTTTGGTTAATTTTTGATTTGGTGCTATGGTAAAGAAAGTATCTCCATAAAAGGTCATTTTATAATTGATTTTAACGCCATTACAAATATGGTTCTGAAGTATCATTTCATTTTCTGTATGGAGTTCGTGGCATACAGGACAGCCGAGTCTTACGGATTGAAGATTAAATAGGAACTTATCCATCTGCTGTCCTTTAGTAAACAGCAATAATTCGTCATTAATATCAACCCCTTCCAACTCAGGGAATATCTCTTCAGGCAGTATTTCTTCTTGCTTTTTCATGCTTCCTTTTCTTTTAGTTTATTTTCTTTGGCACAGTCATCTATACATTCAAATATTTGCTCTATAATCCAAGAGCCTTGTAGTGCATCATCAAGAACATCTTGAGCTTCATCGTCTGTAGCTTCAAATCTTCCTTGTACATCGTCAATACACCAGAGGTTACCAGTATAGTAACCTCTGCGTGTTAGTTCGTCCTTTAGTTGTTCTGTTGTTAAGTCTTTCATGCTTTCTATAGATTTCTGTTCATAATTGTAAATCCTTTGTTTTGGTAGTCCTTTATTTTATTTTCAAGCCAAGTCTTGTCATTTGGACTACTCTTTATCTTTGCAATGCTTACGTTGAATTTGACTGTTTGTAGGGTGTTTCCTTTCTTCATTACTAAGCAATTCCCTTGGTACTTGGTTACTGCGCTATAATCATATACCATTCCTAATATGTCACACTCAACATCTAAGTTGTCATACTTCCTTACAGACTCGTACTTACCTCCATTTACCGGATGCACATAATTGCTTCCTCCCCTACCATCATTGGAAACCTCGGCAACGTGAGTGCCATTGTCATACAAATCGGCTACAAAATTCGGAGTCTCCTCAGAACCAGCCTCAAAATGTTTTACGTTTTTAAGTGTTAAATTCATGCTTTCTTGTTTTTGATTAAAATTTATGATTTTGCTGTTACTAACACATTTACTTCTACCCACCCTTTTTCAGACCAATCAGGTTGAGCATTAATTCCTTCTGACCTTAACTCATTAGCTAACTTATTAGCTGCCTTCCATAAATCTGGGTCTGGCATCTCATCATGTTCCTCATCGTAGAACACATCACCTCTTGCCTCGTAGCAGTTACAGTCCTCGTTCCAATTAAATTCCCAAAAGTTTACTCTTCTTGATTCCATGCTTTCTATTTGTTTTTGTGATTATTGATTAATTAAAATATTGTCTGTGTCAACTCTGAACCCCACCTCATCAATATCCTCCCATTCCTCCACATCGGGAAAGGTTTTCAGCCCTAAATTCGTGAACTCATATCTATCCTCCCCGAAACTGAGCAGTCCGAGTTGCTGCAATAGATGAGCGAATTCTTCATCTTGCTCTCTCCAATTTCCTTTATAATCAGCTTTGTAAATTGTTACTGTTCTCATGTTTTCTATTATTTGTTTTTGTGGTTTATATTATTTGTTTTTGATTCTTTCCACCAATCCTGGTCTTTCCATTCTGTCCAATAGCATACACCTGCGTTGAATGCATCGGGTAAATGATTGTATCCAAGTTCCTTTACTCTTTTGAGAGCCAATCTTTCTGTGGAGTAATACTCTTCTCCATCATTGACAACCCACCCAGAGTTCATCCCTATTTTTGTTGCGGTACAGTGTCTTGCGTATTTCATTGTTTTTAATCATTAAAATCTTGTGATTGATCGCCATACACTTCTAGTTCAAACAGTTCGTCAGGGTGATATGGCGTAACCCTAAATGTATGGTAGTACACATCGTCTAGCTTTTCCATGCTGATGGGTATTACATACTTGTACTGGTGCAGTTTATTTACGGGGTAGTTTTCGCTATCCCAAGGCAGTGTTATTATCTTTCTTTCCATGATTAGTTTTTTGTCCATTGATTAGCGATTGCTTCTGCCATGCCCTTAAAGGTTTTGCTTCTGAGAGTTCTTCTCTCTGCATCAGTCTTTGCATTGCATAAGGCTTCGTAGTACCATTTAGCTTGTCGCTTTTTCTTTCCGGTTCTTTTATCTACCCACTCTTTCCATTCGCCCTTCTCAACAATATCTGTTGGCTTTAGTAGTGGTAGATTCTTGAGCCACAAGCACGTAGACTTGCTCGCCTTGTCACCGAACATCCAAGGGTGTACAATCTGTTCGGGCTTTCTGATGTTAGAACTGATTACACTAATTGGATTTTCTATGGCGATTTTATCTATCGGTGCATCCATCAGCCTCTGCACAAAATCTAAGGCATCTTTTTGCTCTTGCCTTCTGTTCGGGTGCATTGGATGAGGTCTTCTTTCCTCTACTGGTTTGTCTCTATCTTCTGGGTGATACATCCATCTGGCTCCGCTTACAGCTAAGAACGTACAAGGTGGATGGGCAATCATCATATCCCAATCAGTAATTAACTCTCCATTGTCTCCTCTAGCTCCTTGTTCTATTACATCAAACACACTCTCTTGGAAGTGCCATTCGGGATGACCTCCACTACAAGGTAGTAAGTCACAACTATATGCTTCATGTCCTAAAGCACGAAACTCTTTTGTTATTGCTTGAGATTCTTCACAGGCTACTAATACTTTCATGTCTTTTTTTTTATGCGTTATTTTCAGTTAATACAATTTTACATTCTTCGCAGTGATAATCGGAATCAGGATCATCATCGTAACAAGGTCGTTCCTCATTGTACCCGAAGCAGTTGCCTCTTTCGTCTGGTCCGTTACCTAAATTACCGTACAGTTCTTCTGCGGTAACTTGGCATGGAGCGCAGTCGTTACAGAAATCTAATGGGTCAGATTGTGATGTGTAAATTCTCATGTTTTTTTTTATGATTTAGTTACTTTAAATGTTGCTGAGTCAGGGTATTTTACGTCTTTATTTAACAATGCATCCCAAGCCAATGAGTCTGCAATGAAATGAAGAGATGAACTTACCAATGATGCGTCATCATAATCATTGGTCATATCGCATATCTCTTCTTCCCAATCTTTCATAAGCATTGAAACACTTGACAAGCTAAATATGGTATGCTCTAAGACACTTATACATTTATCCATATCCTCATCTTTCCACTTATGTGGGGTACAATACTCAGCATCCCATGATGAGGTGTTTAACAATTCATGTACTTTTTCGATTACTTCTTTTTCCATTTACTTATTGTTTTAATTGTTATTGTTTTCATTATACCACTTAATAAATTTTACTACCGCTTTGAAAACTGAATGCTTTTTGTTCTCCCCAACTTCGCAAATGCCATTACAAAGATTCCAATTGCCTGTTGGCGGTGGGTAATTAATTTCAATTCTACATTCAGGATAATCAATTACCACGTTATAAAAAGAGTCTTCGTCAACTCCTGTATTAATGCTCTCAATCTTCTCAACTACAGTCATTAGCCATGACCATCTATGGTGGTATTCCATTTCTTCAGGCTCAAAAAAATCATCCCAATCCTCATAGTAAATGTGCCAAGTTCCATCCTCTCTAGGACTAAAACCCATAAACTTTGCTATCAATACGTTTGAATCTGTCATGTTTTCTATTTGTTTTTTATTGTTCATCACTGTCATCCTTTATTATTTCAATTAAATCAAGCACCTT